CAATGAGATTGCAAATGCCATCTCTGATGATCAGGTTCACCTGTCTGCCAAACCTGGTGAGATGAAGGAAACCCTGGCTGACATTCGTAAGGCGAAGACCGAATTGACTTGGAAACCCAAAGTAAATATTCTTGATTGGATCAAGACACAAGTATGATCGACCTTAGTAATGCGACATTCATCATTCCGATCAGGATTGAATCGGATGATAGATTGAGGAATGTAATTACAACTACATCTTATCTCCTTGAAAACTTTGATACTAATATCATTATCAAGGAAGTGGACAAGACATCCAGATTTGTTAGTGATGCACTTCCGGTATTGAAGAACATTCTTTCAGTTCCGGTCAAGGTCAAACATATCTTTGAAGAAAGTAATGCTCCTCTGTTCCATAGACAGAGAGTATTGAATGAAATGATCCATGAGGCAGACACTGATATCGTAGTCAACTACGATTGTGATGCTATCCTTCCTCTTGATTCAATGAAGAAAGCATATGATATGATCATGGATGGTGGTTACGATGTTGTCTACCCCTATGGATGGGGTAACTATCAGTATCAAGTCAAACCATCTGATGATGTAGTCTCTGATTTTCTAGAGAGTTATGACTATGCAATACTGAAATCAAACTCCTCTATCTACGATGCTCAGTCTGGATGGGTTCAGTTCTTCAAACGATCTGTCTATATCAAAGGTGGTATGGAGAACGAAAACTTCAAGGCATATGCACCAGAAGATAAAGAAAGACTATACAGATTCGAGAAGTTGGGATATAATGTTGGACGAATATCCAATTTCATCTATCATCTAGAACATGCTCGTGGTGAGAACTCATGGTTCACCAATCCACATATGCAATCTAATAATGATTTATGGGAACGGATTCAAAGAATGACAAAAGATCAACTTATTGAATACTACTCTAATCAAAGTTACTTACAAAAATACCTATGAAACTTTTTCTAGACACAGCTGACAATGCTGAAGTAGCACGTCATTTCGGTACAGGTCTGATTGACGGTGTGACAACTAATCCCACTCTGATCAGGAAGAGTGGTCGTAAACCACAAGATGTATATCGTGAACTGATGTTGATGGGTGTCAAAGACATCTCCATGGAGATTGTTGGGGAGGCACCCTACATCGTAGCTGAGGCACATAACCTGGTAGAAGAGTTTGGAGAAGTATGTACTATTAAAGTACCTTGCACTCGCGAGGGACTTCTTGCTTGTCGTGAACTTTCCAAAGAGAATATCCGTGTCAACGTGACTCTTATCTTTAGTGCCGCACAAGCAATTCTTGCTGCCAAGTCTGGAGCATACTATGTGTCACCCTTCGTTGGACGTTGTGATGACAACTCGGTGGCTGGACTTGAAGTTGTACGTTCCATCGCAGAAGTCTATGGAAGACATCGTGTTGGTACTCAAGTATTGGCAGCATCTATCCGTGACGTTTATAAAGTTACTCGTGCTTTCTATAATGGTGCTGACATCGTGACCATGCCTCCCACAATCTTTGAGAAGATGTATGATCATGTCCTTACCCGTGAAGGTATCAAACAATTTGATACTGACTGGGCAACATATAACGAAGAGATTCCTGTAGTCCCTGCAACTCCTGTTTTATCTGTATGAAAGTTCTAAACCTAGGATCAAGTGGTCAGATCGGTGCATACCTCACCGAGTATCTTCGTGAGAAGGGACACACTGTTCATGAATTTGACAAAGTGAATGACCCTCACTGGCAAGACCTTACAATAAATGACAATAGTCTTCTCATGGAGAAAATTATTGACTCTGACTTTGTATTCTTCTTGGCGTTTGATGTTGGTGGTTCTAGATATCTCAAGAAGTATCAACACACGTTTAAGTTCATCAATAACAATACACGTATGATGGCTAACGTGTTTAATCTTTTGGAGAAAACTAATAAGAGATTTGTATTTGCATCCTCACAGATGAGTAACATGTCTTACTCTCCATATGGTGTTATGAAGAGAGTAGGTGAGATGTACACCTCTACACTTGGTGGTCTGACTGTCAAGTTTTGGAACGTGTATGGTATTGAGAAAGACCATGAGAAATCACATGTTATTACAGACTTTATCCGTAAGGGGTTTGAACATGGTGACTTTGATATGATGACGGATGGCACAGAAGAACGACAGTTCCTGTATGCTGAAGATTGTTGTGAGGCTCTTGAGACTATCATGATGCATTACACAGACTTCAAACCTGAAGATCCATTACATATCACATCATTTAATTCTTCAAGTATCAAGGAAGTTGCTGCTATCATCATGGGTCAGTTTAATCTGATCAACAGACCAATCAAGATCACACCTGGTATTGCAAAGGACAGTGTACAACTTGATAAGAGGAATGATGCTAATATGTTTATCAAAGACTGGTGGTTACCTACAACCAATCTTCAAGATGGTATTGCCAAAGTATTCGATGCGATGAAGAATGATTACGTTTAACTATCTCGGTAAGTTGGGACAACTGGGTAACCAGATGTTCCAGTATGCTTCGACTAAAGGTATCGCCACACACAACGGATATGATTTCATGATCCCCGATCATGATGAGATCTTTGATGACGGTATCGGTAACAAACTCCATATTGAATTGGATGTCCCCTTTACACTCGACTGTAAAAGGGGTATGATCAAAGCAATGGACATCCGAGAGGGTGGTTTTGAGTTTGACGAAAAACTATTCAACAAATGTCCAGACAACTGTAACCTATTTGGATTCTTTCAGACAGAGAAATACTTTAAACACATCTCTGATGAGATCCGTAAGGACTTTACATTCAAGAAACCATTTGTTGATGAGTGTAAAGAGATTGTAGAAAGTGTATTCAACGATCCTATCGCTCTACACATACGTCGTGGTGATTTCCTAATCAATAGTGGTAATCATCACAATCTCCCCCTAGAATGGTACGAGAAGGCGTTAAGTAAGTTTGAGGTAAGGAGAGATGTAATCATCTTCACAGACGATCCTGAATGGGCTACAGAACAGGAACTATTCAAACCAGATAGATTCATTATCTCCAGAGGTAATAGTTCCTACATTGATCTCTACCTGATGACACAGTGTAGTGACTTCATCATTGCCAACTCTTCATTCTCATGGTGGGGTGCATGGTTGGCAAACACTGGTAAAGTCATTGCACCTAAAGTCTGGTTCGGACCTAACAACGCTCACTTAAATACCAAAGATTTATACCCCCGACACTGGGAGACTATTTGATGGACAGAAACAAAGGTGCTTATAAACTTCAAGGTCTTCCCAAGATCTATTGCATCAACCTTGATGATCAACCAGAACGTTGGGAGTATATGACTAACCAGTTTAAGTACTGGGAGATTGAAAACTATACCCGTGTGTCCGCTTACGATGGTCGTGAAGACGATCTAGGAGACATTCTGAAGGGTAGGTATCCTGACATGTGTCAGTCGGGTGAGATTGGTTGCGTGACATCACACCTCAAGGCTATCAAGGAGTTCTATGAGAGTGGTGATCCGGTAGCGATCATGATGGAGGATGACTGTGATTTAGATCTAGTCAGATTCTGGAACTTTACATGGAAGGACTTCTATGGTAAGATTCCTTATGACTGGGACGTTTGTCAGATCTCAATCATCTGTACAGGTGATGTCCATGTCAAAATCCACAAGAGATTCGTCAATGAATTCTCTACTGCATGTTACTTGATTACTCGACATCATGCGGAGAAGTTAATTCGTCTCCACTGTAGAGGTAACAAGTACAAACTTGATAATGATGTAAGACCCAGACCAGTTGCTGATGATCTCATCTACAACTCTGGTAACACTTACGCCATTCCCCTTTTGTTATACAAGACAGAACTGGGTTCCAGTATTCACCAGGACCATGTGGAGGTATTCCACAAGAGTAACTATCAGGCTCAGTTTAACTTCTGGTCACAGGCTGGAGCCCAGATGTCTATTGATGAATTGATGAACTTTGATCCCTACCTCGGTAGGATATCAGGTGCGTCAGAGAATCAACAAAATACCCCGCCAAGTTCTTGACGGGTATATATACTTAACCTTTTGTCAATTTTTACAAAGGGTAACAAACAGGGAGTTGTCGATTCCCTTTCCATCTGTGGGTAACCATTCCACAAGTAAAAACGAGGTAAAAACTAATGTTCAAATCTGTATTCGCAGCTCTGTCTGCTTCCGCACTTTCCGCAGGCGCTGCCCTTGCAGGTCCCTACGTCAACGTCGAAACCAACGCTGGTTGGGTCGGTGATGACTACAGTGGTGCTGTAACCGATCTGCATGTCGGCTACGAGGGTGACCTGGGTGAGTCCGCTGCTTGGTATGTCCAAGGCGGTCCTGCTCTGGTATCTGTTGACGGCGAAGAGACCGAAACCGAAATCTCCGGTAAGGTTGGCGCTTCCGTTGCTATCACCGAAAGACTCGGTGCTTATGGCGAACTCTCCATGCTGACTGCTGACCAGGACTTCGATGACCTGAACGTAGGTGGTAAGCTGGGCGTTAAGTTCAGTTTCTGATTCACGGATAACGTGTTATAATATGAGGGTCCTAGTGGCCCTCTTTTTTTATGGACTATCAAGTACCCGATTTATGTGTGATGAGTATCACACCAGACGAAGAGACAGGTAAATTGTGGTTGGACATGCCATCCGTATGGGATCCAAGTCCACAACCTCCAGTGTTGGTTACACAAAAAACCATTGACTTTGTTACGAAGGATCCTTACAGTGTTCCTATGTGTCCTCCAGACTGGCCTAATCCCCCCACAGTAGATGAAGATATCTAAACTTCTATTCAATCCCTTTGTACTCCTTCTCGTAGGATGTACAGGGATTCTTTCTTTTATACAACTCATGCATATCTCCTACCATCACAGGATGGAGCATGATATTCACGGTCATGTCAGGGAATTTTGTAGAGATAACCCCGATGTGTGCCAGTATTCAGACTGACAGTGTTGACAAATGTTAAGAAATTATATATAATGTAACAATACTTCACAGGAGTTTTATTGTGACTGTTAGTTCTAATGATCAAGGTCAGCAAAATATGTGGGCTAAAGAGCCTCGTATGTACATTGACCAGACCGCAGCTGAGCGCTACGGTTATGAAACATATGCTGAGAAAGCAGAGAAGCTGAATGGCCGTACAGCCATGATTGGTTTCGTTGCTGCGGTTCTTTCCTACGCAACTTCTGGAAGTTTGTTCTTCTTTGGTGTGTTTGGAATCTGACACATACTTGACATTGGTCAGTAACTTTTATACAATATAGTAGTATAAATTACCTAGACAAGAAACCGATGGCGTCTTACTCTATTACCATCCAGCAACCTGATGGAACCGAAACCACATTCAATTGTGAAGAGGATCAATACATTCTTGAGGCTGGAGAAGAAGCGGGACTAGACTTACCTTACTCTTGTAAAGCCGGAGCATGTTCCTCATGTGCTGGTAAGGTAATCAGTGGAACGATTGACAACGAAGAGCAATCATTCCTTGATGACGATCAACTAGAAGAAGGTCTCTGCCTTCTCTGCGTCACCTATCCTACAAGTGATTGTGTAATCTTATCTGATCAAGAAGAGTATTTGTATTGATGACAAACCCAAACCAACTCTATGAAGACATGGAGAGATTGAACGCCCTATACGAAGAACTCTGTTGGGCACATGATGATGAACTTATTTTCACTCATGAAAATGGCAGAGTCGTTATTTACAACAACACTTTGGAGAAAACAAATGAACGAAAAGGCAGAACGCATTAACGGTTGGGCAGCCATGCTGGGTGTCGTCGCAGCCATGGGTAGCTACGCAGTATCAGGTCAAATCATTCCTGGTATCTGGTGATGGGATTTGTAGGAGCAGCACTACTAATGTTGATTCCTATCATCGCAGTAGTGAAGGGGTCTAATAAATGACCTACGATTGGACACTGTTTCAAACACTGGTGTTCATCATTACTCCATACTTCCTTATGTTGGCACTTGCCAGTAAGGATGAAGACGACGGACCACCTGATGGTGGTATGATGACACCAGCTTATCAAGGTGCAAGGGGCTAAACGGCCCCTTTTTTTCTAAATATTAATGCCTTGTATAGATACCATGTCAGAGGAAGTAAAGAAGGAAGAACCTAAAAAGAAGGGTCCTTTGAGTAAACTTAAAGAGGCGGCAGATGATAAAGAAGAACAACTTGCAATTCTGTCTACTTTTGTCAGGCTTGGTATTCTTGTATGGAGCGGTGGAATCCTCACGTTGGCGTACATTAAACTACCACCTGCACTTGGAATCCCAGAGCAGAAGCTCGACCCCACCTTCATCGCCTCAGTCTTTACCGGGGTTCTAGCAACGTTTGGTGTCCAGGCTGGTAAGAAGAATGGAGCAGCAGCTGGTGGTGGAGTCACAAAGAGTGACATGGAATATCTGATTAAGAAAGCATCAGAGACTGCACCTGGTCAAACCATTAGAGTAGAACCAGGTACATTTACTATTGTTCCAACACAAAAGTCCGACGACACATATAAGATGTGAATAGATAGTGTAGTCAAGTAATTGATATATGAAATTCTTTTTTGTTTTTCTGGCTACACTAATTCTTGCCCTTCCTGCTTGGGCTGTGGATGTCAGTATGGGATCAAACGGAAACTTAATTTTTGATCCATCTGACATCACTATTGAAGCGGGTGAAACAGTACACTTTGTCAATGGAATGCTTCCACCTCACAACATTATTGTTGAGGGAAGAGCTGACCTGTCAAGAGAATCACTGATGTTTAATCCTGGTGAATCGCAGGATATTAAATTTGTTGATGCAGGAGATTATGATTTCTTCTGTGGTCCTCACCAAGGTGCAGGAATGATTGGACAAATTCACGTCAAATGATATAATAATTAAAGAAGGACTATACAAATGAGAAGAACTATTGTCAAAGCTCTCAGGGCTCAAGCACTTGGTAACATCGAAAAGGCAAAAGCAAATATTGACATCTACCTACATAACCCTGTAGGCATCGGTGAACATTCTGATATCCTTGCTGCTGTTCAAGACCAGATTGATATGATTGCTAAGGAAGAAGAAAGACTAGATGTATTGGAGAAACACTTCGGTGACTGATCAGACTGACTTTACTATGAGATATAACTTTGCTATGTGTTCTTTTTCAAGAATGTATGGCGTGAACTCGGTTAGGGATTCACATGAGGTCAGTAAATTCTGTAAGAAGTGGGCTGAGACAGAGGAACAAAATGTTCCTCTTGGAAACTTAACTGAAGTTGATTTTTATTTTAGAGATCTGTGGAAGATCTGGGGTGGTTACTTATGAAACTCGCTATTACATCTGACAGTAAAGATGATATATTGACATTGTTTGATACTGATACAGAAACTGTATTGAAAATAGAAACAGATGAACGTGGTCTCGATAATACCTCTAATCAAGAGAGACCACCACACAGACCATTTGGAATCACTTGGAATGAGGACACGATCTTTATTGCCAATCGTTCAAATTTGTTGATCTATGATTCGGATTTAAAGTTTGTAAAAAGTATAAATGGAATTCTGGATCAAAATACACATCAAATAGTTTATTATGAAAATCAAATCATAGTAACTATGACCAGACAAGATTGTATTAGGTTTATCAATCTTGAAGATTATAGTCATGAGACATTTCACATCGACGATGGTTGGGGAAACTTTCAACCAACTCATAAGTATCATGTTAATTCTGTTGTTGTCAGAGATAATCTCCTCTACGTCATGCTGCATAACAGACACCGTAGGACAAGTAAAATTCTGGTCTTAAATTTAGACACAAGAGAAAAAGAATCCCTCATAGATACAGACCTTAAAAGTTCCCATGGAATTTACTTGAATGGTGACATCATTGCATGTCTTGATACTCACAAACAAAGGATAAAGTTTGGTTCAGAATCAATTTATGAGCCTTCCCTCAGTAGTTTTATGAGAGGTATGGCTGGTGATGAAAATACAGTTGCAGTTGGACACTTCCCACCACAAGAGAGACATTATAGAGGATTTGGTGACGCTCATATTTCTATCTTCGAGAATAAAAAGTTCGTAAAAGAATATCGTATTGATGACATCGGTGCCATCAATGATATCAGAAGGATTGATGGAGAAGATCTATGTCATCACAACAAATACCCATTCCCATTTAAGTTTGATGTATGAATATGTCCCTATAGTCAATGCCATGGTAGGTATATGCTTCTTCATGGCTCTTGGTTACATCTACTACATACTAAAGATGGCACATCAGGAGATGGAAGATGGGAGCGATGACACCGCCGAGCAGGAAGTCATGTTACAACTTTCGTTGTTTGGAGATAAACCGTGTGGTTGATGGTGATACTATTGATGTCACCATTGATTTGGGGTTTGATTTATACAAGAAAGAAAGAGTTAGAGTTGCAGGAGTTGATACGCCGGAGAAGAGAACACGAAATCTAGAGGAGAAGGCTCTTGGAATCGACGCAACCAACTGGCTCAAAGAGAAGCTCGAAAGTGCTGTGGCTGGTGACGATGATCTCATTATTAGGACTGAACTTGACGGTGGCGTTGGTAAATATGGCCGTCTTCTTGGGTGGTTATACATTGGGGACTCAGACGTGTCCCTCAATGAACAAATGATAAAAGAAGGATATGCTCATGAATACGACGGGGGAACTAAAAACATGGATCTCGAAGCCCTACGAGAAGTCAGAAGGCTTCACGGAACGCTCGTGTAGAAGTGCAGTGTGTGGGGGTGATCCATTCATTCCTGATACTGAGTATGATGGATCATCTTTAGACTTTACATGTGATGTGAATCATACATAGTTCAGCTGTAATGGTCTCATGCAAAAGATTATCAATGGTGTAGCCCTGTTCTCTGGGTGTGTTTCGCTTGGTTTGGTTGTTGGTGGTACCACCTTGTACCTTCAGAAAGATAATATTGTCAATAATCTCAAGGTTCAAATGATCAATGGTGTGTCTGAGTCAGTGAAGGGTATGCTTCCTGGTTTGGTAGATGGTGCAATGCCTGAACTTCCTGGTGCAACAGGTGGTGCTATTGGTGCTCCTGCTGGTGGTGGTGCTGCATTACCATTCTGAGATGAACCATGTTGTTTTTACTATTACTTGCCTCACCAGTTCATGCAACTGTAGCTGAGGTCCCATGTCCTACTACGCTTCAAGCAAAGGCGTCGGTTATTGTAGGTGACTTAGATGGATATCAAACCGATACAGATAAGACAATTACGGATACCGAAGGTAGACTCTCAGATTTTACCTCCTCCAGTAGTATCTTCCCTTAATCCTCCAATTACTGTCAACATTGGATTACCAATTGTTGATATGCCTGGATGTGTAGAAGCTCGCAATGATAACAATGGATCAAAAGCACTTTTTGGGGATGACCCTGAGGGCGTGGTTACGCTTTGCGGTCCTGGGGTTCCCAGTTATAACGCTATTAATTATGAACCTGAACAGATGATTATAACTGGTCCTGCGGAGACTCCTCCAGTAGAACAACCAGTTGCACCACCTGTTCCCAAAACTCCTGAAGTAAAACCTCCTCCAACACCGGAGGTTAAGTGTCCGACAGAGGCTCAAGCATTAAAAGAGCCTATCGGAACACTGGTGGATGGTGGAACTAAAAAGATTATTGAATATAGATTGGTAGGTACTGAGTGCATACCAGTCAAAGAAGATCTAAAGATACCAGATCAAATTGTAAAGGCTATACCTACTGCAGGTGCCATTACTACTACAGCATCTATCGCAGTTGTTGCAACCACATCAGCTCTGTTAGCAAAACCACTGGCTGACTTATTACTTAAGGTAGTCAAACCAGTGACAAAGAAAGTGATTAAAAAGATCGCAGCTATCCGTGGTAAAAAAGTTACCGTCGAATCTGCAAGGGACCGCCGAGCACAGCAGCGGATTCGGAACCACGCGATTCGGAAGTTGAAGGGGAAGGAATAGAATGAACGTGCTGTGGTATGACACCACCAGGATTAGTAACCATTACGTCCTGACAAATTTTAGCATACTGTGTTCCTGGTCTGAACATAATACCAGCTTTAATTAACTCACCGCAGTTCTTGAGTCTTGCAATCTCAAAGTCCAATCTCTTATTGGCTGTGAGTTGTTGTTGCATTGCAATCTGTGTGACCGCTGCATTCTTACACAGCTCTTGTAATTCTTTGTCTAATGGATTAGACAACGTGGCTGATATACCTAAAGACAAATTATAACTATCTTTCTGTCCTGTTCGTGTAGGAACATGATAGAGAATATTACCTGGGTTATCTAAAGAACCATCCTCATCTAGATCCCTCATATCATACACAGGATCATTATAGTATGGTTCATAGGGTGACTGGAAAGATCCAGACCCTGTTATGAAGGGAGTAATGTTAAGGGTGGCACCTTGACATTGGATACCTCCACCATAGGTATTTGTAATGTAAGGTCCCTGAAGGACTTGTATAGCTTGGTTTGTAACACTGCCTGAGGAATTAGCAATAGGAGAAGCAGTAGCAGACACTCCACCAACAGTCTCAGCATAAGAAGGACAAGCAAAGAATAATGATACTATTGCTGGAAGATACTTGTAGTATCTGTAACACTTGTTACGGTTGTTTCTCTTTGGATGATCGTATGATTGCTCAACCCTGGACCCTTGTAAGTCTCCGTGAACTGAAACGCAGCTCCCGGAATCGTTTGAACGTAGGCGGGTTTGGAACTTACTCCTGTCCATTGTGAAGTCACTCCATTAATATTTACGGAATTTGCTCCTGTTCCAGGAGATAGATTACCGTTTACAGTGATACCACTACCTGTTGCAGTGTATTGATATCCCGTGTTATAATCCATTGAATTAATAGTCTCAGTCACCGTCGATGTCGTCTCGGTGTGACTCGTCATGCTGCCCTGCGTGAAGTTCGGGACTACGGGGACCGCCAATGCAGTGGCACTTGATGTAAAGGTTACCACCACACACGTCACAATAGACCGCATCATCTTTCCAGAATGGGTCATCGCGAGGGTCCTCAGTCAATGACAGTAATTTCTGAAACGAATTGTCCGGTTGCGCTTGTACCAGCACCACCTGCGGTCAGACCGATTGCACCAGCAGTACTCAAAGTACCTGCCAGGTCACCAGCTGCACCAGCACCATAAGAAGTTTGACTAGAGAAGTTACCAACAGCACCTACAGAAGGAGCAGAGGTTGGTACCGCATCACCTTGAATATAAGAAGTAGAGTACGAGAATGCATTTCCGTTTGATGCCTGGGTTGCAGCAATCGTTCCAGGAGCCATGACACCACTGGTGATAGTTCCAGCAGATACGGTGCCCGCAGTAGTTCCGTCAGTGGTATTTACTCCACTGCCTGAGATAGAATACTGAGAACCTAGCCTAGTAGATGTAGTTCTTGCAGCATCAACGGTAAGTTGAACTGACGAAGACATACTATGAACAAGTCCGCCTGCGTTTGCAGTTCCGGCGGTCAACAATAACATTCCAAAAGCAATAAATGCTTTTTTCATACAACTCTCATAGAGACTATGTATATTTAGAAACTTAAATGTGTGTATCACAGGACACTTATTATCTTAAGAGATAGTAAAACCCGTAAATAATTATGTATCCCTAAGTTACAACAATGGACCCTGAGGTAACTACTGGTCTAGAATTAAAGAGTAAAGTTTGTAGTAAATGCGGAGCGAAGTGGTTAAATGGACAGCACTACTGGAGCACTGGTCTCATTGGAGATGATCAAACCTTATCTAACCTCGTCTGTGGTTTGGTGGAATCTCCTGATTGTGTAAATCCTGTACATAAGAAAGGTCATATCTACGGAGAGAAAGACACCTGGGAAAAGAGACGAAAGTTTATTGACAACAATTATGAAGGGAGTGGGACAAATGCCCCGTGGAAAAATTATGAAATATGAGATCCTATCAAGGATCTACAGACTAAAGGAAGAACTTTATACAAGAGATGAGATTCCTAGGAAGGATAAAAAGGTAGCTGATGAGTATCTAAACAAGATGTTGGAGTACGTTTCATCGTTCAGTCATTGAACTGGCATACGGGTATTGACAGAAGGACGGTAGCCCCTTAATATAAATACATGGACGAGGTGAGGTTTTCCTCACCATCCAACACGCCTTACCAAGACTAAACAGCGTGTCAAAATAATAGTCTTTCATACCCACTCTGGAGGGTAGAGTGGGAATACTATACCCAGTACCACCCCGTACTATTACATAACCCTTTTTCAAATCAATGGCTACTTCAACTCTTTCAAGGTCCCGCCAGTCAGGCTGGGATAACTTTACCGAGTGGGTAACATCAACCAACAACCGTCTCTATGTCGGTTGGTTCGGTACCCTGATGATCCCTACTCTTCTGGCTGCAACCACCTGTTTCATCGTTGCCTTCATCGCTGCTCCCCCTGTGGACATCGACGGCATCCGTGAGCCTGTCGCTGGTTCGCTCCTTTATGGTAACAACATCATCTCTGGTGCTGTTGTACCTAGCTCCAACGCAATCGGACTTCACTTCTATCCCATCTGGGAAGCCGCCTCGCTTGACGAGTGGCTCTACAATGGTGGTCCTTACCAACTGGTAGTATTCCACTTCCTCATTGGCATCTTCTGCTACATGGGTCGTGAGTGGGAACTGTCCTACAGACTGGGTATGCGTCCCTGGATCTGTGTTGCTTACTCTGCACCTGTTGCAGCTGCATCCGCAGTCTTCCTGGTATATCCTTTCGGTCAAGGTTCATTCTCTGATGGTATGCCCCTGGGTATCTCCGGTACCTTCAACTTCATGCTTGTCTTCCAAGCTGAGCACAACATTCTGATGCACCCCTTCCACATGCTTGGTGTGGCTGGTGTCTTCGGTGGTTCACTGTTCTCGGCAATGCATGGTTCACTGGTTACCTCCTCACTGGTTCGTGAAACCACTGAGTCTGAGTCCCAGAACTACGGCTACAAGTTCGGTCAAGAAGAAGAGACCTACAACATCGTTGCAGCCCATGGCTACTTCGGTCGTCTGATCTTCCAATACGCTTCATTCAACAACTCTAGAAGTCTTCACTTCTTCCTGGCTGCATGGCCAGTAGTTGGCATCTGGTTCACTGCACTGGGTGTGTCCACCATGGCGTTCAACCTGAACGGCTTTAACTTCAACCAGTCCATCCTTGATGGTCAGGGTCGTGTCCTTAACACTTGGGCAGACGTGCTCAACCGTGCTAACCTGGGCATGGAAGTTATGCACGAGCGTAACGCTCACAACTTCCCACTTGATCTGGCTGCTGCCGAGTCAACTCCTGTTGCTCTGGTCGCTCCTCAAGTCGGTTGATA